GTCAGGCAGCGTACTGATCTGCGTGCCCCTGAGGTCGAGGTAGCCGCCCACTACCAGGTTGTCAGGCAGCGTACTGATCTGCGTGCCCCTGAGGTCGAGGTAGCCGCCCACTACCAGGTTGTCAGGCAGCGTACTGATCTGCGTGCCCCTGAGGTCGAGGTAGCCTTCAACATTTAAGCCATACTTTTTAACAAACGCCTTCGCATCCATACCTTTGACCTTCGCCATGTTCAGCCTCCATAAAAAAGGCCGCTCACGGCGACCTGATGATAAAAATAAAGGCCGCTCCCCAATGGAACGGACCCAGCGCAGCGACATAGACACAGAACGCGGCGCAAATTTTAAACACCGAGCTTATCAGCAATCTTGCGGCAGTCCATGCACCCATGCGCGATCTCTGCCGGGATGTCGCAGTTACCCGAAATCTTAAGCATGTCTCGGCATTGGCGCTCCCTCATTTCAAAAAAGCGCTTTACAGAAAAAATTCCATACTCGTGCAGATGTTTAAGCTCTTCCTTAGTCAGCTTGTCTTGCCAGCGCATAAACACCTCCTAAAATTTGATGGCAGTCCCCGTATTCGCACCGGGTTAGCCTCTACGGATTGTCTGGTCATGCGCGCTGTTGCCAGAGTCCTCAGCAATACCCACGTTCGCCGCAGGCCGCACCTGCCGTAACCTCTCCATCACAGTCAGCGACATTTTTGCTGATGGTAGCAATATGGTCGCTGGCAGGGTGAAAAGATTCAGGAAAACTGCTGTCGCTCAAAAAGGGCAATTATAAGCTGGCATTTGACCAGCTTCCGAAGTTCTTTGCCCGCAAATCACTTGCCGGAATAATACGATTCAAGGCGTTTCGTATTTCGTAAAACTAGCTTTTCATGACTCCCTCCACTTATTGAAGTTCCTTCATTCCCGCCCCGGTACGCGCCGGAGCTGTGTGAAAGAAATTCCGCCGCTACTCCATTCCGGCATCGGGCTCGAAGCGCACGCCGCCCCAGGCGAGTCTCGCGGCGACAAGGTTACCGTCTCAACGCAGATACCAAGCGCTCGGCCGCCAGCATCAGCATGCCCCATGAACACGAATTTCTGTATCTTTTCCCCCTCCATTCCGCTGTAGATGATGTCGCCCGGTTTGAGCGCTGCCAGACGCTTGGCGTGTTCAATGCCCGCACCTTCGGAATCGAACTGAATGATATTGGCCCTCATTCCTCCGGAACCAGCGATATTGCCCAAAAGTTCTGCGATATGGTCATTCATTATTTTTCTCTCTCTGTTGATGGTTTATGGGTGTTGGTAACTTTTCCAATCCCGCCGACAACCGGGGTTGCCAGCGGTCAGAAAAAATTCGCTTTATCCATTTTCACGGCCCGCTCTCTACGTCGTAACCGTGGGGGATTTTGTGATTCGGCCCATCCCCGACCGTCCTCGCTCCAGCTGGCCCCAGTAGATCCACCCGCTCGTGCTTCACATCTGGGTAGGGCTTTCATCGCGCTCAATTGTCAATGATCTGTTCGCCGTAATCCGCTTTAACCAACCGCCTTGCGCCCTTCGGTCTAGGACTCCGTACTTGCTCGGCTTCGCTTACGGTCAGCCTCCCTTTTCGGGCCTCGCTACTGAGCAGCGGCTTTGCTCCCAGGTACTTTCCCCGGCCCCCTGCCCGTAGGCGCTGTTCCGTGGAGTTCTTCCCTGCTCGCAAAGTCAGTATGTTCGATTGTCAGAACAATGTCAACATGCCAGAAGCAAATTTGTTTGATTAAGAGAACATTTTTTGATATAAAAAAATCACGCCGAGGAAAACGGCGCGATACGGGGGTTCCGTCTACTCGTTAAAAATGACGGTGAGTGGTTGGCATGACCGACCCGCAGGCCAAAGCGTGAAACTGGCCCCATTCTGGACGGTATACAGACAGTGGCGGAATGGGAGTTGAAACCCTCGGAACCACGAAGTCAGCAGCCGGGGTCGCAAGAGTCGAAAGCAGAGAAGAGCGAGACTGACAGGACGGGAACGCTACATACCCGGCAAGCTCTGAGCCAATCTAGTTAGCAGCGTACTAGGGTTGGCCCCTCCGATTCCCCGGCTCTCCTTCGGGAATACATGGAATCAAGGGCAAGATCGTCCCCATAGCTTAACGGCATGGGTAAGGGCGAGTCTTGCCCTCACTTGCAAGCCCCTCTCCGCTTGGGAATACATAAAGGCATTAAGAGTTAAAGCATAAAGGCATTTAAGCCAGTAAGTATATTAACCAGTAAAAAGCCCCCATGAAGGGGCGGGAGAATGAGCATGGAAGATTCAGTCACACGGGAAAGGCTGTTGCAGGTATGCACGGAGATCAATTTCAATCTGGCGCAGCTTGTCGAATATCTCCAAGCAAAAGATGCTGCTGCATCGGTGGCATCTGAGCCTACTTCAAACCCTCTGTGGAAGAAATAAAGCCGATTTTCCGTTGCTGTAACTCGTCTTCCATTTCTTGAGTGAACAGCCCTTGTCCTCTGGCAGTGAGCAAAATTAGCCCAGCAATACAGGCATCCATTGACATGGATGTAACTGGCGTTGGGCTTTTGCACCCAGCATAGCAACCCTTACGGGCATTACCGACAATTTCACATACCCGCACAGCCGGACAATCAGAGCCACGAGTGAATTGTGGCAATCTTCCAAATCGCTCCTGAATCTCTTCATGGTTCATTGATATGCTCCCTGATTAAATTCCATCCCCACCTCGCGGCCTAAAACAACTGCCACACCCACGCCACGCGGCCCAACACTACCTTGTCATAGCCTTCATAATTGATGGTGCGTTTTTCATAGCGCTCATTGTCTGAAACCAAATCTATCCCGCCGTCAACGCCCATTTTCAGCCGTTTAATCAGCCTGCCGAAAGGTGGGATACTCACCAGATAAATGCCGCCCTCGGCTATGTCACCATTGAAAGGGACAACGCCGACATACGAGCCACACTTGATTGTCGGTTCCATGCTGTCACCATCAACGCGGAAGGCAGCCAGATCAGGCAGCATATATTGCGGCAACACCTGGATGAAGGTTTCAGGCTCAGCGTCAAAAAGTTCGACGTCCGGCCCCGCGCCAGTACCGCCAAGCACAGGCACGAGGGGTAGATTCTCGCCGCTCACGACATGCTTAGGGGCATACTTCCCAAGCCTGCAAATCATCGGGACATTGGGAAGGTAGTCATGCACGTTAAGCCCCAAGACGTCTAAATATTTAAGCATGTCTGAAAACGAGGCGTTTGAAGAGGTGGTTGTCCCATTTACCCACCCGCTAACTACCGAGCGAGTAACGCCTAAACGTCTGCTTATTTCTGCCTGCTTAACGCCGGAGTCTTTCATCTCAACAATCTTGCTTGAGATGGCAGCCCACGCGCTTTGTGCGGCCTGTTCGTATGCGGTCAATTCTTCTTTTTCCATATTCATCACTTAGCGAGCTTGTTCGTTTTTTACAAATGACAGCAATGTTTTTTCACTTGCTTTTTTTGTTCTTTTGATAGAACATAATGTCTATGAAAAATGCACTTGAAGTATTTCGTATCGAACGTGGCATGACCTTTCGGGAGCTTGCCTCCGCCTGTAGCTCTCGCGGGCTGAATGCCGTCTATCGGCACTGTAAGGCGGATAAAATTCCGGCTGAGGCTGCGGCGGAATATTCAGAGGCTTTTGGCATCCCTCGTTCTGAGCTGCGCCCCGACCTGTGGCCCCCGGCTACAGCAACCCCTGCCACACAACGCGGAGGCGAAGATGCTGCGTAGGCTGTGGAATTTGAGCGGCGTAATTTTCAATGCCGTAATGTTCATCTGCGGGTGCGTTGCAAGCTTCGCTGAACCTACATTTTGGGGTGGAGTCTTCGTTGCTTTGTGCGCAGCTAACCTCCCCGATGCCTTCTTTGAATGGCGAGGCCGCTAAATGCCCACCCTTGACCGCATAACCATCTGCGCCTGCCTGATCATTGCTGCATACGGCGTGTACGGCTACTGGCTCGTTAACTCCATGAGGTGAACCATGCCTGAGTACATGTTTTACATCGGTATATTCGGATTTGTCGTGTTCTGCGCAGTTGCTATCCCATCCATCATTGCCATACGGCGTTGCTGGAAACGTGCAGGTCAGCGGCTGGGCAACCACGACATTTACGGCGGGGATTAAGCTATGGCGCTGTCTGTTGCCCTCATGGGCATCATTCTCGGCTGTTTCATCTGGGGCAGCAAAGACCGCGTTGAGGCTGGGTTTATTGCGCTGCTCACGTTCATTCTTTGTGCGTTGTTGGAGCGCGCATAACGCATGCCCCACTGACCGTTCCACTGCCACCGCCTCGCCGAGTTCCGCAGGGTACATACGGAACAATGGGCGAGGCAGGGCAGCAGATAGGACGGTAACGCGATATACGCCGGACGGAAGGCGTTTCAAGTAGGCACGTAACAGGACTGAGGCGGTAAGGCAATTGGGCATGAGTAGAGGTTATCAAAACCAACCAAGTCAACAATAGACCATTTTTGAAAGGTAGTGCCCTATGCAATCAATCAATCTGCGACATTCCACATTCAATCAGGCGTTGCAATTTGCCAAGATGCTTTCCGGCCTGACCAACTCTGAGATAGCCGAAAAGTCCGGTCTATCGCCTGCAAATGTCGCCAAATATTTCAAGCCCAACGAAGACTACTACCCAAATCCCTGCAACATCCCTGCGCTGTGCTGCGCCTTGGGAAACCGTGTGCTGCTTGATTGGCAGACTGCCCAAATGGACGAGATTTGCCCGCAGAGCGCAATTTCAAGCGCAACCGACCTGACGGACGCGGCAATGTCCATTGCTGACCGTGTGGGCCAATTCTGCGCCATCACGCGGGAGCATGTGGCAGATGGGAAGATCGACAGAAACGAGGCCAAGGAGAGCCAAGGGCAGATCGCCGACATGGTGCGCCACCTGAAAGGGCTGCATGACAAGCTTGAACCGCTGGCGAGTGGGGAACTTATCGACATGGGGAGGGCACAATAATGCACGTCTTTACTTCCAAATCCAACTACCTGCGCAAGCCTGAGCCGTGCTCACAAGGGCTGTGCCACGACTGCAAGGCGCCCACGCCAACCTACCGCTGCCCCAAGTGTAAGGCAAAGCATGACGCGAAGCACCGCGCCAACATGGAAGGGTTCGCGGAAGATGAAACGTACAGGGTGCTGCATTGATGAAGCCGCCGCGCTGCATCGAATGCCTGCAATGGCGTCAGCAGAAAGGCAGGGCATGGTGGAACGGATACTGCGCGCTTACTGGTCAGGATATTTTTTACAGGACGAAGTGCCAACTGCCGGAATGGCAGGCGCAGAAATAGAAAAGCCCCTGGCGAAAACAGGGGCTTACAGGGAATGAACCAGTTACTCAATGGAGCTATTATGCAGAACAACACCGTAAATGTCAACGCGCAATGCAGCTTGTCTCCTGATGAAATGGAAACGCTGCTGCGTGCGGAGATTGAACTCACTGGCAGGGGTATGCAAGACGGCCTGCAATACTTCGCTGACATGCGCGACAGGAACACCGCTGCACAGAAGCAGTTGATCGCGCTGCGTGCCGGACAGCAAACTATGGTTGATTGGAGGGGTTAATGAACACAGACTTTCGAGTTGCTGTGGACTTTTTCGCCCACCACAAGGCCCGTAAGCTTAAAAAGCGCCTTGGCTCTGATGGGCTCATGGCCCTGCTGCAATTGTGGGCCTATGCCGCAAAGCTGCGCGCTGATGGCGACCTGTCAGGCATGAGCGTGGAAGATATCGAGCTGGCTTCCGGCTGGGACGGAACGGATGGTGCGCTTGTTTCAGCTCTAGTTGAGGTCGGCTTCCTTGACCAGAACGGTGAAGCCTACGCGCTGCATGATTGGCTTGAGAATAATTCTTGGGCCGCTGGTGCCGATGCCCGCTCGGACGCTTCGCGATTCTCAAGGATGGCTCGTACTTATCCTAACGAATACGCAACGCTGGTTGAAGCTGGCGTTAAGGGAATCAGTAAAGAGGACTACGAATCGTTAAGGAGCGTTAACGAACGTCAAACGACCGTTGAACGGCTGCTTAACGAACTGCCAAGCCCTGCCCCCGCTCCTTCTCCTGCTCCTGTTCCTTCTCCTAGCGATAAAGAGTCTTCCCTTCGGGAAGATGCCGGAACCAAGGTTCCGCCTTGTCCTCACCAGCAGATTTTGGACATGTACCACGAACTTCTCCCGGTGCTGCCCCGCATGAAAGTTTGGGACAAAGCGCGCAAGGGAAACCTGGGCGCAAGGTGGCGTGAGCGGTGGGAGGCAAAGGCTTTTTCCTCACAGGCAGAAGGCTTGGATTATTTCAGGCGCATGTTTGAGTACGTTGGGCGTGAGTGTGATTTCCTCATGGGCCGGGTGACAGACCGTGATGGGAAGCCATTCTTTGCCTCGCTGGATTGGATAGCCATGCCGAGGAACTTCGCAAAAATCATTGAGGGCAAGTACACTCGCAGGGAGGCCGCGTAATGAGCCAGCTAACCAACGTGATTGAAATGCGCCGCGAGGCTGAACGCGATTTTGTGCGGGCCGCAGCCTGCGGGATAGTCCAGCGAGTGATTGAGGCTGATTCCGTGCTGGCGGTTTGTCCTGCTGGACTGATTACCCACGATTTGCAGGCTCAGGCAGTGTACAGCGCGATTTCCGCGATTGCAGCAGACCATAAACGCCCCGACCCCGTGACGGTTGGCGAATGGGTGAATGCTCATTCCAAGGATTACCCCGGAGTGGGCATGGCTGATGTTGCCAATTTTTACGCTCTGTCCATCGCCTCAGCGCGTGAAGAAACGATTCTGCACTTGGCCGGAATCGTGCGCCGTGAAGGGCTGAAACAACAGGCAGAGAGCAAATTGTTGGGCATGGTCGCTGATTGCCAGCGGTATGGTAACGAGCCTTCGGAAATAGCAAGTGGGGCGGCAATACTTGCAACGCAACTTGAGGGCGGATGCGCAGACCGGACGGATTACAGCCTAAGTGCAATTATGCGCCGGGTGGTGGCAAAGCTGGAAAACGGAGAAGCCGCAAAGCCTTTGCCGACCCCATATCCAGAGCTAAACAAAATTTTAAAGGGTGGTCTTGTCCCTGGCGAATTGGCTGTAATGGCTGCACGTCCAGCATTGGGTAAAACAGCCCTCGCAACCTGTTTCGGCGTTGAGGCGGCGAGGCTTGGGCATCCAGTGCTTGAAATAAGCCGCGAAGTCAAAGACGAGACGGTTGCCTCGCGCATACTTGCCCGCGAAGCCCGCATTGATTCGCGTATTTTCAGACAAGGTATCGAACATGCTCCTAACCTCATGCCGAAAATACAGAGCGCGCAAGAGCAGCTTGATGCTCTGCCCCTGCTGATCGTTGAAAAGTCCATTGCCCCCATGACACCGCGTGAAGTGAGACGCATTGCAAAGAGCATGGGCGGAGTTGGGCTAATTATCATCGACTATTTGCAGCTCATGGAGGCCGATACAAAGAGCAATAGCCGTGAGCGGGAGGTGGCCGAAATGAGCCGCAGCTTCAAGCAACTCGCGCTCGACTGCAATTGCCCTGTGCTTTTACTGAGCCAGTTGAGCCGAAAGATGGAAGAAGAAAACAGAAAGCCACGTCTTTCTGACCTGCGTGAGTCTGGCGCGATTGAACAAGATGCAGACATTGTGATGTTTTTGCATACCTCGCGCGCCGAACAGGCTTTGCCTACTCCAAAGGTTGAATTGATCGTTGCCAAGGGACGCAGTTCTGGCGTTGGTTCCTGTGCTCTCTGCTTTGAAAAACCGTTTGCGAATTTTTATCCCACGACGATGCCAACCGAGATCGAAACAAAGCGCACCGGGCGCAATATGGACAACGGCCTGTAATGTGTAACCGCACCGACTGCGCCTGAACCTGGGCCGGGGAGCTGGCGTGTAAGTGGTGCGAGGAGGGGGAGATGCGAAAATTATCGCGTTGTATGCGCAGGGCATTGGAAGATTTGTACAACCCTTGTTGTAGCGCGTCAGCATATTTCCAACAGCCGACATTGCAGGCTCTTGAACGGCGCGGTCTGGCAGTTAGGTCTTTCGGTAGGTGGCGCGTGACAGACGAGGGGGAAAAGCTGTTGGAACAATATGAAACGGCGGCTATCCAATGACCACCACCCCTTGCGCAATTTGAACAACTCGATGGAGATAATGGCAATGACATACGAAGCACAACACTCAGTTTGTGGGCTTGCCGTAGGCGACAAGGTGCGCTTAGTGCGCCGTCCGGAAAAGGATGAACGAGGATGGCAATACGGTTGGGAGAGGATGCTCGACCAGCATATCGGAAGGGTATTTGAAATTCTTGAGGATGAAGGAAAGTATGGTTTTTCCATTCCTTTGCACTATCGCGGGAGCATTTGGGTATACCCGCGTGTACCGTTTTTCGTGTTGGAGAAGGTGGCATAGCATGGCAGTAATCGGAATTGACCCAGGAACAAAGTGCGGCTGGTGCGTGCTGCATGACGGCGGCGGCATGGATTCCGGGACATGGAACTTGAAAGGCGGGCGGTTTGAGGGTGGCGGCATGCGGTTCCTTCGGATGCGGCAACACATTGCGGAACTGCTCGACACCGTGAAGCCGGGAATGCTGGCGTTTGAAGAAGTGCGCCGTCATCAGGGCGTTGATGCAGCCCATATTTACGGCGGAATTATTGCGGTGATTACCGAAGAATGCGAACGCCGAAGCATCCCGTACATGGGCATACCGGTAGGCACCATCAAAAAGCGGGCAACCGGCAAGGGCAATGCTGGGAAGCCTGAAATGATGGACGCAGTGCGCAGGGAGTGGCCCGGCTGGGACGGTGACGATAACGAGGCTGATGCACGCTGGATTGCGGTGTGCGCTGGGGAAGCGGCGTTTGAATCAATATTGCCGCGCTATCAATAGCAAACAAGGACGGAACGCATGGGTACGGAAGCAATCAAATATGACGGCGGAAAGCCGCGCATGGACTTGATACCCCCGGAATCAATGGTGGCTATGGGAGCGGTTTTGGCGGTTGGGGCGAAAAAATATTCCGGGCGTAATTGGGAAAACGGGTGCGATTGGGGCCGCATTAACGCAGCTTTAAAGAGGCATCTTACAGCGTGGGAAGCTGGGCAAGACAACGACCCAGAGACAAATTTGCCGCATTTATGGCAAGTGCTGACCAATGCCGCATTCCTCGTTACGTTCGCGGCGCGCGGGGTGGGTACAGACGACAGGCCAAAGGGGTGCGCGGTTGATTTGTGGTCGGCCCCTAAAGCGGAAGAGCAGGCCGAATGAGCCGGGGCTTTTACCGCCTCTTTGCAGGCTCCGACTTTCACTGCGGGCATTTCGCCGGGCTGACGCATCCTGGCTGGCATTACGCACTTGACGGGGCGCGGGGGATTATTGGCGAGTTGCAGCGGGAAACATGGGGCTGGTTTGCTGGTGAGATCGCCAAGTTGCGGCCCTTTGACGGCGCGGCACTGGTTGGCGACCTGTTGGACGGTGACGGTGCGGCCTCTGGCGGTACAGAGCTTATCACCACTGATCGTAACGAACAGGTGGAGATGGCCTGTAAGGTGGTGGAAACCATCGGAGCTAAGCACAACCGCTTTGTTTACGGCACGGCCTATCACACAGGCAAGCATGAGGACTTTGAAAACCAGATCGCCCAGCGGTTTGGCGCTGAGATATCAGATCAGGCGTGGGTGGAGAAGCACGGCGTAGTATTCCACCTCAAGCACCACGTAGGCGGAACATCCATACCCCATGGCAAGGGGACGGCCTTGATGAAAGACATGCTGTGGAATCAGTTGTGGGCCGAGATGGAAGCGCAGCCACGGGCAAACATCTTTCTGCGTGGTCACACACATCGTTACATCGGTATTGACGACATAGGGCCAAACGGCAGCCCACGCATGGGGTTTTGCCTGCCAGCCCTGCAATCAGCACAGACCAAGTTCGGCGGCAGACGGTGCAGTGGCATCGTCCATTTCGGGTTCATGCATTTCGACATTTACGAAAATGGGAGTGTGCAGTGGGTACGACACATACTCAATGTTCGGGCGGCAGTCCCGCAGGTGGAAAATCTTTGATCTTTGACGCTGAGGCAATGGTCAAACTTCTCGCCGACCAGGCTACGGCAACTGGTAGGGGCGAGGGCATGACCTCCAGTGAGCTGGCGGCAGAGCTTGGTTTTGGGAAGGAAAAGACGCTCAAACTCATTAAAATGGCTGTAACAAGCGGGAGGTTCCGCGTGACACGCAAGACCGTTACGAATATCGCTGGCATACAGGCTGTTGTGCCCAGCTATGTGCTGAGCGAGGAGGTGGAAGAGTAGTGGCTGTAAACCACCAGTTGACAACCACCGTCGGGCAGGGCGTGGGGTTTGAACGGACGCGCAGGATTACTGGTTTTCTCGTTGGGACACTAGACCGCTTCAACAACGCCAAGCGCGCCGAAGAACGCGACAGGGTGAAACATGGGGTTTGTGGTGCGCCGATTATCACGCCAATGAATATGCAGTTTTTGCGTGAACTCGTATTGAATGGGCCAGATGACACTCAGTGCATTTGTGGGTGTGATATTTACGGGACATTGCCAGAACGGGAGGGCTTATGTTGATTGAAGTTCGGGTACAACTCAACGGCACAATCAAAGACGATCTCGACCGGGTATCGCACGCCATCGCCACGGCACGACTCGCCATGCGCGCGCCGGACGATATGGCAGTGTTCGGCCCAAGGTGGGAGCGTGACGAAATGGGGCATATCTGCGCAGTGCGGTACAGGTGCAGCAACACGCATCCGGCGGGTAATTGCCGGGTGTGGGAACTGCTGGCAAGGCCGATGGAATTTTTTGCTGACGCGCAGGGCAGCGCGGTGGCGGCGTAGGAGGTAAGGCATGGACGGACGGGCAGAACGGAGCACACAGTTACAGGGGTGGGTACAGATCGAGCGGTACTTAGGGCTGACGCGCAATACAATACTGGCGCGAGGCTATCCAGTGCGCAAGGATGGTGGTGTGTTTGCATTCCGAGAAGAACTGGACACGCACGCTAAAAGCAGACCATCGAAAAGTATCGTTGACAATGTTTCACATTAATTGACGCTTTCTCACAATCTTTCATATAGGTAAAAGATTGCATTGCGCTATATAATTGCTGCAAACAGGGGCAGTATATGGCGATTGAGATTGATGCAATTCTGGCGTTGCTTGCGCAAGTCGAGGGGCGGCGTGTTGCGGTTGGGTATGTGCCGTCACGCCGTAACTCTGATGGCGTAGGCAAGAATTACGTTGGGCGCTCCATGCCCGTATCCAACGGCATGCCTGCATATCCTGTTTGCGGCAACCATGCAGATTTTACCGCCTTAGATTCCAGCGGCGTCACCATCGGCACCGGGATTGACCTTGGCGCATATGATGCCAAGACCCTGCTGGGCTACGGTCTGCCTATGGGCATCGTCAACGTGTTGCGTCCGTACTTTGGACTCAAGCGCTCCGATGCCCTTTCTACGCTCTATCGCCTCCCTCTGATTATATCCCATGACACCGCAGCACTCCTAGACGAGTGCGTTATCGCTGGTGACTGCAAGGCGTACATTGCCCCCGCATATGAACGCGATTCTGGCGTGTCGTTTGAGTCGCTGCCTGCCCAAGCGCAGGCTGTGACTTTTTCCGTCTGCTACCAGTACGGCGTTGCGGGCTGGCGCAAGTTTGCCCCGGTTACATGGGGATACCTGTGCAAGCAGGATTGGTGCAAGGCCAGCGCTGAGCTGATTAACGGGTTCAAACCTTACGCAAGCCGCCGGGCCATTGAAGGCACGCTGCTCAAGGAGTTGTGCTGATGGGCGCTCTACTCGCCGCTCTGCCCATCGTTGGCAACCTCATTTCTGGACTTCTGGACTGTCTGAGCGGCGATAAAAAGGCGCAGGCAGAACAAGCCCTCAAGCTACTTGAAATGGCGCAGACTGAGGCGCAGGCGCAGGCGGAGATAAACAAGGCTGAGGCTGCAAGCGGCTCTGTGTTTGTTGGTGGCTGGCGACCGTTCATCGGCTGGGTGTGCGGTGCTGCCCTAGCATTCCAGTATATCGTGCGCCCATTCTGGATATGGGCAATCGCTGTGTGGTGGCCTAATTCCCCCATCCCGCCCGGTTTGGATAGTAACCTGTGGGAACTCATGTTGGGCATGCTTGGCCTTGGCGGGCTGCGTAGCTTTGAAAAGGTCAAGGGATTGGGCAAATGACAGCCGCCGTCCGCGATTTTTTAATCAAGTTTGGGGCAAGCCTCGCAGTGTCTGGCGTGGTTGCGTTTTTTTCAACGATGTTTGGCATGTACGTTTATAATGCGCAGCAGCAGGTTTCGATTTCAAACATGCAGCGCGACATTGAGCGGCATGACACCCGTATTGAGCGTCTTGAGTTGCGCAGCGAGGCCCAGGGCAAGGACTTGGCAAGGCTGAGCAGGATGCCGGACGACCTTAAGGAAATTCGCGAAGACGTTAAGAAACTCCTGTCGCGTGGCGTGGCGGTCAATGCGGGGCAGCCCGGCAGCATGCAGCAGATTTACAGCCTGCCGAGGGAGTAGCGCATGAATGGACACACTCAGCATACAGCGGCGCATACTGGCGGCAGACCTCACGCCCACGGAGAAGCTGGTGGGCATGGCCCTAGCCCCGCACGTCAATCTGACGAGCGGGCATATCCGCATACGGCAGGCGACAACCGCGCAGGAATGCGGCTTATCAACCCGCACAGTTAAGCGGGCTGTCCGTGGGCTGATCGAGGCCGGTATATTTGACTCAAAGCGCACAGGCCGAGCGACCATATTGATACCGCTCGATGGCGCTGCGAGTGTAAAGAACAGTGGAATAGTGGAAAGGTCACTGGTGACCCATCAGATAGGTCATGGGCGACCTATCAGGAGCAGGCAACGGAGTATGCCGTGGGAACTGGACACGACCCTGAGTACACCAGCCGAGGAGCGGTGCAAGCGGGAAGAGGCGAGGGAAGCGAAAGCTGCCCAACGTCATGCCCGTTGCTAGGGCCAAGTGGGTGCACGGTTGCATGTGGCAAAGAAGAGATTGAATGCCCGGTGGTTGGGCGGGTGTGAGTAGGATGGGAGGGGGGGGTAAATGTTCAGTGATTTCAAGCGGAAGACCGTGCTGGGGCTTCCGCGTGCGATTCCGGTCATAAACGGCGGATGCTTTTAAGGGTCTGATATCATGGGAAAGCGCGGTTCTGTAGGCTCACAGGCGAAACGGACTAAAGGGGTTGCGGCGGCGGTAGATGCCGGGTCGTTTCCTGCGCCTGACTACCTGAGTCCTACAGCACTTGAGTACTGGACTACCACGGTAGCGGCTTTTCCTGTGGGGCATTTCACGGATAGCGACCGCGTGCTGTTGGAACAGTACTGCGAGGCCGCTGCTACTCACCGAAATGCGGGTCTGATCATACAGAAAGAGGGCCGAAAATACAAGGACGATAAGGGAATCTGGCGCAGGAATTTGGCTGTAGATGATGCCCATCAGGCCCGTTGCGATTGCGCCATGCTGGCAACCAAACTGCGCATTACCAAGACCAGCATGATCTCTCCCAAGTCTGCGGGCAGGGCCGCGCAGGATGCAACGGATACCAACAGGGCAAATGATGGGTTTGGCGGGCTGCTCTTTGGTGGCAGCGAAGCGAGGCAATAGGACATATGGGCAAGCACAAGCACATTTACAACACAGCACGCTGGCAGCAGATACGCGCCGCGAAGCTGCGGGACTGCCCCCTGTGTGAATACTGCCCTCCTGACCGCAGAAAGGCCGCAACGGACGTTGACCACTTCAAGGCTATTGAAGACGGCGGCGCACCCTATGACATGGAAAATTTACGCAGTGCTTGCCATGAGTGCCACAGCCAGAAGACGGCACACGGTGAAAGGCTGCACGGCTGTGATGAAAACGGTTGGCCCCGCGACCCGCATAACCCTTGGAATGCTGCATGATGAACGGTGAAACTCAATATTGCCAGCGTGTACAGCGCATAATCGCATTCTGTGAGCTGCTTACGCTGCCTGATGGCGCATATGTGGGCCAGAATGTGAAGCTGCGTGCGTGGCAAAAAGAGTTCATCAATGCCGTTTACGGGCCGCAGAATGCCAATGGTTTGCGCCGTGTGCGCGAAGCATTGCTTACCATGGGCAGGAAGAACGGTAAAACGGCCCTGATTGCGATGCTTTTGCTGGTTCATCTGTGCGGGCCTGAGGCTATCCGCAATGGACAGCTTTACAGCGTGGCCTTTGACCGCGAACAGGCCGCGATTGTGTTCAAATACGCTGCTGCCATGGTCTACGCCAGTGATGGACTTTGCTCACGGTTGGTCGTTTTGGAGTCGAAAAAGTCCATAAAAGACCCCACATCAGGCAGCGTTTACCAGGCACTTTCGGCAGAAAGCCGCACAAAACACGGTAAATCTTCAAGTTTCATCATCTTTGACGAGCTGGCGCAGTTTGGCAATGACCGTGAGTTGTACGACACGATGATGACAAGCCGTGGTGCGCACGCAGAGCCGCTTGTCATGGTCATTTCGACACAGGCTGCCAGTGACGCGGCGTTGCTTTCGGAGCTGGTCGACCGGGGCAAGAAAATCATATCCGGCGAGGTGGTTGACCCCACCAGCGTGGCCTTTGTGTACGAAGTGCCAGCCGATGCAGATATTTTTGACGAGGCGAACTGGTATCTTGCTAACCCCGCGCTGGGCGACTTCCTGAATATCGAAATTTTGCGCGAGGATGCCGAGAAAGCCAAGGCCATGCCGGGGGCCGAGGCTGCATTCCGCAACCTGTACATGAATCAGCGCGTCAGTGCTGACAAGCCATTTGTGACCGTGGACGTGTGGAAGCGCAACGGCGGCAAGCCTAGCATGAAAATTTTTGAATCCGGCACGCCATGCACGGCGGGGCTTGACCTGTCGAGCAAGAATGACCTCACGGCTTTGGTATTCGCTGCCGAGGACGAAGACCACAAGTACCATGTGCTGCCGTACTTCTGGACGCCCAAGGGCGGCATTGAAGAACGGGCGCACCGTGACCGCGTGCCTTACGACCTGTGGGAGAATCAAGGCTACCTGACGGCAACGCCGGGGGCCGTGGTCGACTATGACTACATAGCCGCGTTCTTGGGCGAGTGCCACGCCTCCTACAACATTACCGGGATTCGCTTTGACCGTTGGCGGGTTGATCTGCTCAAGGCTGCAATCATCAAGGCTGGCATTCCTTGCTACATCGAGGGGAAGGACGAGGCCGTTTCTGGAGGTCTGCGCCTGATTCCTCACGGTCAAGGCTTCAAAGATTTCGGGCCAGCAGTTGACCGCCTTGAGGATTTGCTTCTTGAGGGCCGCGTGCTGCATGGCGGGCATCCAATCCTGACCATGTGTGCCTCAAACACTCGCGTGGTGCAAGACCCTGCTGGAAACCGTAAGTTTGACAAGATGAAAAGCACAGGCCGCATTGACGGCATGGTTGCCCTCGGCATGGCTGTGAACTGGACGGAAGACGCCGCGCCTGTGAAAGAGGGCGGTATATTTGACTGGGCCGGATTTTTGGCCGCAAGGGAGGCCCGCGCATGAGAAAGTGGTGGAACCCGTCCACATGGGGCAACGCACAGCCTAAAGCCTCCTACGGCGGCACGCTGGATGATGAGGCCCGCATTATGGAGTCCCTCATTGGCGGTGCATCTGCTGGCTATCCCACTGCCAGCGGCGTGGTGGTGAACGAGTCCACGGCAATGCGCGTCAGTGCTGTTTATCGCTGCGTTGCCCTGCTGTCTGGCACAATCGCCAGCCTGCCTTGCGAGGTTTACCGCGATGGCAAGGGCGGCAAGGCCGAATCTGCCACAGACCATCCGGCCTACTATCTGCTGCACAACGAAGCCTGCGCACTTATGACGGCGCACCAGTTTTGGCGCACCTTCCTTTGGTCAGCCTTTATGCACGGTAACGGCTATGCGCTGATATCTCGTACAGCCTTGGGCGCACCAAAGAGTCTTTCTTGGGTAGCCCCGTATCGCTGCACGCCAAAGTTGAATGACGACAAAACGCGGCTGCTCTATCAAATGACGCTGCCGAATGGGCCGTTTGCCGTGTTCGACCAAGACGATGTGCTGCACTGGACGTTTCTCGGCTGGGATGGAACCAAGGGAATGTCGCCTATGGACTGCGCACGCGGGGCCATTGCCCTTGCCGTAGCCGGGCAGGAGTTCAACGAGCGGTTTTTCAGCCAAGGCAACGCGGCAGACTACGCTTTTGAGTTTCCGCAGAAGTTTGATCTTGAGCAGGCCAACACCTTCTATGACATATGGGAAAAGAACCATACCGGCCTGTCAAAATCGCGCAAACCGATCATTGCAGACAACGGGGCGAAAGTGACACGCCTCGATTTCAAGGCTGACGAATCGCAGCTCATGGAGTCCCGCTCATTTCAGGTCGAGGACATATGCCGCTTCTACGGTGTTCCCCCTCACATGGTGGGGCATACGAGCAAAAGTACCTCTTGGGGTACGGGCATCGAAGAACAAACTCTTGGCTTCGTCAAGTTCACCCTGCGGGATATTCTCAAGGGGCTGGAACAGGAAATTGACCGCAAGCTGCTCCGATCTGCCAAGTTCTACAGCAAGTTTAACCTTGACGCTCTGCTGAGGGCCGACTCCAAGGGCCGCGCAGACTTCTACAAGGCTGCATTGGGCGGCACGCAGAACCCAGGATTTATGACCGTCAATGAAGTGCGGGCGCTGGAAAATCTCGCGCCGCTTGACGGTGGAGATGAATTGCACGCGCCGGAACCGTCCACGCAACCAGACACAGCAAGCCAGCCAGATCAGAATACAAACGAAGGGGGCAGCAATGCAGCCTAATACGATGAACGCCCGCCAGTTGCTCGAAGACGCCCGCGCCACGGCAAAGGCCCGCATTGATGCCGGGGGGCCGCGCCTGCTTTCGCCTGCCCCTGTGCTGAATGCGGCTGCTGATGAAGCCACGGTGTACCTGTACGATGCAATTGATTCGTTTTGGGGCATTGACGCTGGCGAGTTCGTTAAGGCTCTGAGTGAGATCGCCGCCAAGACAATCCATCTGCGCATTAACTCCCCCGGCGGGTCTGTTTTCGATGCCGAGGCCATCCAGACGGCCTTGCAGCAGCACAAGGCCCGCGTGGTGGCGCACATTGATGGCATGGCGGCATCTGCTGCGACCTATGTGGCCCTTGCTGCGGATGAAGTCGAGATGTCGGACGGAGCAATGTTCATGATTCACAACGCCTGGACATTTGCTTTCGGCAACGCTTCTGAACTTGTGGAAACTGCGGCCTTGCTGGAAAAAATAGACGCAAATTTGCTGCGCGATTACCAAGCCAAAACCGGGGCCAGCGCAAATCAGATCAAGCAGTGGATGGACGCGGAAACGTGGTTCACTGCGCAAGAAGCCCTGACAAACGGATTTGTTGACCGCATCTACGGCAACACTGACGCGCCGGAAGACGAGCCGGAAGACAAAAAAACCGCCGCCAAGGCTGACGACAACCAAACAAAAAACTCTGCCGAAGATCAGGCCGCAATTGCTGCGCGTATGCGCCGCGAACGCGAATTGGCACTGGTCGAGGCGGGCATATAGCGGGAAACCCGCAAAAACAAACTCCCATGGAGGGAACGATTATGTTCAAGTCCATCCAAGCCCTGCGGGAACAGAAGGCCGAAAAACTCAAGGCCGCCCGCGAAATGCAGAACAAGGAAGACTTTACCCCCGAAGACCAGACGGCGTTTGAAGCCCTGCTTGCTGAGGCCGAAGCCATTGAAGCCCGCATTCAGGGGCAGATGAAGCTGGACGGCCTGACCGACCCTGTCAACGCTGAAAGTATCGCCGGGGCTGCCAATGAGGTCGGGCGTATCGAGGTAGAGGCAAAGCCCGTTTACCGCAACCTGGGCGAACAGCTCATTGACGTGCAGGCCATGACGCTTGACACCGCAGCGGCCCCCAAGGCCCGCGAACGCTTTGTTCAGGTGGTCAACGCTGCCTCCGGCGCAACCACTGGCGTGGACAGCGAGGGCGGCTATCTCGTTGAAAAGGACAAGTCCAGCGAGATCATGACCACATCGATGGAAACCGGCCTGCTGGCCCGCCGCGTCACCGTGCAGCCCATCAGTGCCAACTCGGACGGCTTCGAGTATATGGCCTCCGACGATCGCAACCGTACCACCCGTAACGGCCTGTCCGTCTACTGGAAGGGTGAAGCCACCACCATGGCCTCGTCCGGCAAGGTGTCGCTCAAGCCGCGTGAAATGCGCGTCAAAGACCTGTACGGCATCCTGTACGTCACCAACCGCATGCTTCGTGATGCCCCGGCCCTTGCCGCCTTCGCCCAGCGTGTATTGCGTGAAGAGTTCGCGTTCAAGCTCGATCAGGCCATTTTTGAAGGCTCCGGCAGCGGTCAGCCCGTTGGCATCATGAATTCTGCTCTGCCAATCACCGTGGCAAAGGAAACCAGCCAGACCGCAGCCACCGTCAACGCCAACAACCTGGTGAAAATGCTGGCCCGCTTCAAGGGCAACATGGCGAATGCCGAATGGTACTTGAACCCTGATGTTTTGCCGCAGTTGCCGCTTATGACCGTGGGCAACCAGCCTGTGTTTATTCCCGGTGGCAGCTTCGCCAATGCCCCGTTTGGCACGCTGTTCGGTCGACCCATTGTGCCGCTGGAGTTCTGCGAAACGCTGGGAACCAAGGGTGACATTATCCTTGGCGACTTCTCGGAATACATGATTGTGCAGAAGGGCGGCATGGAAGTTGCCGAATCCATGCACGTCAAGTTCCTCACGGACGAAATGGCCTACCGCTTCATCACCCGCGTTGACGGTCAGCCCATGCACAATGAACCCATTACGCCGCTCAAGGGTACGAACACGCTTTCGCCCTTCGTCATGCTTGCGGCCCGCGCCTAAGGAGCAAGGACATGAATATCTCTGAAAACACGCACATTGTTTCCGCTTTTGGCCCGCAGGCTGGCGGCAGTGCCATTGCTGGCGATTACATCAGCTTGAAAAACGCCTCGCACGTCACCGTGCTGGTGGAAGTAACGCAGGGCAACGCCACCACCGTGGCTCTGACTCTGGAACAGGCCACCGCTGTGGCTGGCACTGACAGCAAGGCCATTACCGAGGCTGTGCCGATCTATCTGGTTGCGGATGCTGACGGCTCCGATCTGTGGGTGCGTCAGGCTGATGCCGTCAGCTACACCACCAGCGCGGCCCTGAAAACCAAGATGGTTGCCTTTGAGGTGGACGTGGACACGCTGGACACCAACAACGGTTTTGACTGCCTGTGCGTCAAGGCCGCTGCCAGCAACGCCGCAAACATCCTTGCGGCTCAGTACATCGTCACCGGAGAGCGTTACCACAACGTCAGCATGATTGTGGACTAACAGACCCAAGCGGCCCGGCATTCTAAGGTGTCGGGCCGCAAAGGAATGAATATGCGGCACTGCCTACCCAAGACCATATCCATGCGCTGCACGGTTGACGCTGCATTTGAACCGCTGACGCTGGAAGAAGCAAAGCTGTTCTCCCGCGTTGACCATGACGCAGACGACACCCTGCTGACATCCATGATTACGGTGGCGCGTCAGTATGCCGAGCGGCAGACGGGCCGGGTGCTGCGTGCGTCAACGTGGCAGTGGACGGTTGAGGGCGTGTTGCTACCGTATCACAAGCTGGCTGTGCAAAACGCCCCATGCTCTGCGCTTACGGCTCTGACAGTGGATGGCACTGCGGTTGATTCCAGCCTGTATGAGTTCGTGCCGAGCGGGAACGGAGCAAACGAAGCCCCGATTCTGGCGCATCTTCTGGCACTGGAAGGGTTCCCCGAAGCCGAGGGCAAAACTGTGCTCACCCTGTCTTGTGGCTGGGCGTTGGCTGACATTCCCGAAGCGATCAAACAGTGGATGAAGGTTCGCGTGGCGACCATGTACGAACAGCGCGAAACATTCGTGGTTGGTTCCAACGTCAAGGAGCTGGGACACAGCTTTGTTGATGGCCTGCTCGACCCCTTCCGCGTGCCGAGGTTCGCATGAACGCCGGACGCCTGCGCCACCGCATCACCTTGCAAACCCTCACTCGCACCACTGACGATTTCGGCGGTGTGAGCGAGGCGTGGACAGATGCCGCAACGCTGTGGGCCTCTGTGGAGCCGCTCAAAGGTGAAGAATATTTCAACGCCACAAGCACAAAGGCCATGCACCAAGCTGTTGCCTCGGTTGAGGCCCGCATGTGGATACGCCCGCGCGCTGGCATCAATCCGGCTCTGAATCGGGTTGTCCACAACGGCATCACCTACGATATCATCAGCGTTATTGGCGACAATTGGGGCCGCAGCATGCAACTGATGGTTAAAGCCAAGGCAACGGAACAAACAGGCGGGAGCGGCGTAAATGGCTAGCGCGGTAGACTTTGAAAAAAGCTTGGTGGCAACGCTCAAGGCGAATACCGCCCTGACTGCGCTGGTCGGCACAAAGATTTTCCCGCTTATCGTGCCGCAAGGAACGCCCTTCCCCTGCATCAGCTATCAGCGCATCAGCGGCATGCCTGCCAACACGCTCAGTGGGCATTCTGGCCTTGAACAGATTGATTTGCAGATTGATGTGTGGGCCAAGACCTACGCTGAGTCCAAGGAAATTGCGAAGGCTGTTCGTGCGGCAATGCCTGCCACTGGCACGCCTTTTTCTGCTCATTTGAGAACGGATGAAGACCTACCCGGCGACGATGGAACGTATTTCCGCGTCAGCATGGAATACACGGTCTGGTTCCTAGAAACGGAATAAGGAGAACCCATTATGACCGCTATCGCCGTCGGCGCTAAGTCGTCGATTTTGATGGACGTAGAAACGTCCTTTGGCGTTCCCCCGACCACACACGCCGGGGTGATTCTTCCGCTCAACACTTTTGCCGTAAAGCCCACCCGCAGTAAAAACAGCTCTGCGACCCTGACCGGGCGTTACGACCCTGCCCAGCCGTTTGACGGCAACCTTGAAGTGTCGGGCAGCGTTGTTGTGCCGCTGGATGCCCGCGCTTTCGGGCATTGGCTCAAGGCCATGTTTGGCACTCCGACCACAACCGGGGCCAGTGTTCCGTACACCCATGTGTGGAAAAGCAACAGCGACATGCCCAGCCTCGCCATGCAAGCAAAGTATGGCACGGTCTACGGTCTGTTCACTGGCTGCAAGGTTTCAAACATGACAATTCAGGCGGGCGGTGATGGTGAATTGACCGCCTCCGTTAACCTTGTGGGCCGTGATGCTGATTACAGCACCACCAATTATAATTCCAGTGCTGCCAGCGTTGCCCTGCAACGATTCAGCAATTTTCAGGGCAGTATCCTTTCTGGCGGCTCATCGCTTGGCGTGGTCACAAGCTTCTCGTTGACGCTTGATTTCGGTCTGCAAACGGACATTCGCGCCATCGGCGACCAGGGCCGCGTGTATGACTTGCCGCAAGGCACAATGAAGATCAGCGGCGGCATCACGGTGTTTTTCACTGATGCCACATTGCTCAACAAGGCCAAGGCATCGGAAGAACTGGCCCTGTCCATGTCCTTCACCATTGATGAAGACAATTCGCTCACTTTCGATTTTCCGGAAGTGCAGCTTTCCTACGAGGGGCCACAAATCGATGGCCCCACAGGCATTAAGCAGGAATACAAGTTTGAAGCCTACTACAACAACGCGGTTGCCGGTGCTGCCGTGGTTGCCACCCTCGTAAACGACAAGGCGTCCTACTAGGCGCGAAGGGATAAAATATGCGTACTGTGACTCTTTCTGACGGCAAGACCATGGAAGTTGGCCCCATGACTGGCAAGCAGGTTCGTGCCAGCAATTCTCCGGACAAAAAGGACTGGATTGCGGAAGCCTTCGCCAACCTTGAAAACGTGGGAATCGGGCCGGATGTGACGGATGATATGCCATTCCCTGACGTGATGAAGCTCAGTCAGGCCGTTGTGGCTGAAACCTTCGGCCTGCCGGAAGAAGAAAAAAACTAGCGGCAGTCTGGCAATGGTTGTCGGGTGATGGCGCGGACTACTGCGAAACGTGCAGACGCGCCAAGCAGCAAACCGGGGACATGCCAGACTGCAAAGAGTGTGAAGGCCGCTGTCCTGAATTGCTGCCGGGGAATGATGAAGCCTTTGAACTGCTCATGGCTGGAAGTACGCAAATGCGCGTAGGCGGTATGGGTAGCGTTATTGGATACGACTACAACGCGCTGGCACTGCTGGCGAACACCATGTGCATTGATCTCACCCCGGCGATCTGGCGCAAGGTCAGGGCCGTTGAGACGGTAATCAGGCGCATGGCTAAAGAAGAGGCCGAGAGGCAGAAACGCAGCTAGGCCGAAGGTTCATTGACAATGGCATAGGGGTTTGCGGAATTTGGGGCCGGGGCTTCGGCTCTGGCCCCTATTTGTTTTGTGCGCTCAAAACACCCGCCACATTTAGATTCTGCGGCGTTAAAATTCTGTTCTCGGCAGATTGTTCGCGTTGGCGCGTAAAATGCTGCATATGGCTATTGTGGGTCGTATCGCTCGTAAAACGAAAAAGCAGCCCATTTCTGAGCGGCCCGTGGTCAAATTACGTTGGTTTATCCTCTGCCATCTCTGACTGTCTCGGTTCTTTTGGCAAAGGTTCAACGTCTCGCCCGCAATGCTTGCAGACAATCGCCTCGGCTTTAATCATCTCTGCGCAAAATGGGCATTTACGTTCTTCTTTTTCTGGCTCGGCTGCCTCTTCTGGAGCGTCATTTTGTTCTTCAACTTTGGGCATGAACCCGGCTGCCAATAAAGCAAACACGCCGAATATCAGGCCAAGTACAAGCCAGCCACCAAAACTTCTGCCCTTGCTACCAGCAATGATAGCAGAAAAAACGCCACAGCCAATCCACAGCAAAAGATAGTCCATATATCACCGCCAATTTTTGAGTATAGAATATCATTTTCTATCATCCACATCAACGCTAAAGACACGCTTTTTCCGCAAACTCCCTGCCGTTGCAACCTGTGAGGTGGATATGGCTGATGTGAAAGTAAATCTCGATGTGTCGGGCATCACCAAACAGGTTGCCGAGGCTGCGCACAAGACGATCATTTTTGACGTGGCGACACAGGTGCTTGCCGAGGTGAAAAAGTCCAACGCTTTTTATGACGACCAAAGCGGAGAGCTGCGGGCATCGTTCAGGTTGGTCAAGATCATGGACGGCTTTCGTTATCGCATTGAATCCCGCAACCCCCATGCCTGGTATCTGGAAAAAGGACATTTGCTTACGGCATGGGGCAATAGAACGGAAAAGCACATCAAGGGCCGTTACCCGCTGCGCCGGGCCAGAAACAAGATCATGCGCAGGATGAAAGATATTTTGTCTGACTACTCAATTTTCATTTCAAAGGGTTCTGGCGTGTACATCCGTAAAGGAAGGAAGGCGTAAGCATGACCGCAGAAAGTGGTATTTCCATATCCGTAGGGCTGGACACAAGCCCATTTCAAAAGGATTTGGCAGCCTTCCGCACCATGTCTGAAAAGGCTGGTAAGCAGGTTGCCCAAGCCCTTGAAAACTCCGTTTCGCCCACCAAAATTACGAAAGGCTTCAATGACCTTGCTCGGTCTATCAATGTCGCTGCGGCTGCTGGAAAAAACCTTGGCGCATCCATCAACGTCAGCGGCCTTGATAGCCTCGCAAAGCAGGCTGGCGTGTCTGCATCCGGCCTCGACAAAATGTACGAGTCGATGGTCAAAAATGCGCAGAACCGCGCATTTACGGACTCCCTGCGCAATGTCCAGAAGCTGACCGGGGCCAGCGCTGATGAAATGAACCGCCTTGCAAAGTCGCTGGGCGGTGTTGGAAACGAATTTACGGCAAGCAAGATCGGCGGCGGGCGTGGATTTTTCGGTGGTCTTTCCACTGGCGCGGTTGCTGCGGCCCTGTCCATAGGCGGGGTAATCACCACGCTCAAGTCGCTTACAGATTCAATGCTTACCATGTCGCGGCTGACTACCTCGTATCAATCCATCTATGGGTCGCAGTACGGCGCAACGCAGCAGCTTGACCAGATTTATAACCAGACGCAGGCCGTTGGCTTGCAGTTTCAGGAAACCGCGCAGGCCGCGAAAACATTCTTTGCCGCCGCGCAAGGGTCCACTCTTGCGGGTGAAGCGAACAGCATTTTCAACGCTATTTCGAAGGGCGCGGCAGCCCTGCAAATGAGCACGGACGACGTTAACGGCGTGTTCCTCGCTCTTGGGCAGATGATCTCCAAGGGTAAGGTTCAGGCCGAAGAATTGCGCGGGCAGTTGGGCGAAAGGCTCCCCGGCGCGTTCCAGTTGGCTGCCAAGTCCATGAACATGAGCACCGCCGAGCTTGATAAATTCATGGCTGACGGAAAGCTCACAGCAGAAGATTTGTTGCCAAAGTTGGCGCAAGCTCTTGAGGAAAAATACGCTGCTGCGGCTACACAGGCAGCAAACAGCGTTCAGGGTTCAATCAACCGCATGACAACAGAGTGGGAACTGTTCAAGGCAAGCGTGCTGGACAGTGACGCCGTTGTAGGCATGTTGAACAAGGTCACTGGCGCTCTATCGAGTTGGAATGCCGCAGTCAAAGAAGATGCCGAGGTCGCCAGTCTCAGCTCACAATTGCAGGGCATGGGCATTGCCCCTGACACCACAAAAAAGACTGGTTACGACCTTTTTAGCATGGATTTGCCAGCCTATTCAGACGAAAAGCTGAATTGGATGCGCAATATGAATGCGGGGTGGGAAGCTGAAAATTTGATTGCTGAGCAAAATGAGAAGCAGCAAGAAGCCATCCTGAGCAAGGCGAATACCAGTGTAAAGAATTTTCTCAAAAACTCTAAAGAAGAGAAGGTTGCCAGTCTTACACAAGAGCGCGATTCCACGCTTAAGGCAATCCAAGATGCCATTGATTCGCGTCAGCAAAGCGGTGTTGGTGCTGATGATCTTATCAGTCAGCGCACCCGCGTTCTTGCAGAATATCAGTCGCAACTTGAAAAGCTGAACAAAGAAGCGGGGGGCAAAGGCCTGGCGAACAAGCAGTTCAGGTTCGACACCGGGCTTGAGCAGTTGCGGCAGGAAGTGGCGAACATGGAAGCCACGATTAACCCTGCCTCGCTGGGCATTGAAAAACTGCGCAACAAGCTGGAACTGGAAAAGCAGAATGCCCTTGCAGCGGCAGAAGCGCACGCCAAGCTTTCTGTGCAGCGCAAAGAAGCCACGCCAGCCGAAGCCGAGGAAAAGAAAAGCCTTGAGGTACGCAAGGCCGAGCTGACCTATACGCAAAAGCTTGCCGAGGCCGAGGAAAAGGGCCGTCAGACCCGCGTTGAGTTCTACAAGGATTTTGCGGAGCTTTCCGGCAACTACACGGAGTCCTTGCAGGCGCAGGCCGAGGCCATAGCTAAGCAGGGCGAGGAGTATCGCAACGCTGGCATACCAGAGCAGCTTGAACGCCAGTGGGAAGCCCTGAAAAAGCTGCAAACGGCCCGTGACCCCCTGTCTGGCCTGCAACGTGGTGTTACGAAGTTTGGCACAGAATACGGCAATCTTGCGGCGCAGGTCGAGTCAGCGACCACCAGCATGGGGAACACTATTGCCGACACGCTTTCCAACGCCTTTTTGACGGGCAAGCTGTCAGCGGCTGATTTTTTCAACAGCGTGCTGCAAATGGCTACAAAGGCTGCAAGCAATTACCTGGTCGGTCAGATGTTCAGCGGCATTGGCAGCCTGTTTAGTGGTAGTGCAGTCCAAACAACAGGCGCAAGTAGTTCATGGGCCAGCTTCGGTGTTACACCCGGCGCGTCCATGGCTCTTGCCAAAGGTGGCGCAGTCGGTGGCGGCTCTATCTCTGATTATTCAAACTCTATTGTTACCCGCCCAACGTATTTCAGCTATGGGGTGCGGGCCTTTGCTCGTGGCGGTGCTGGGCTCATGGGCGAAGCTGGTGACGAGGGCGTGTTCCCGCTGTCGAGAGATAGCCGTGGCAACCTAGCTGTCAGCGCAACTGGCCTTGCCGACATATTCAAGGCAGCAACGTCTGGCTACAGCTCAAGCAATCAACAGCCCAGCCAGCCGCAAGTACACCTGAATATCAACAACAGCACTGGTGAACAGGTGGCACAGCAGGTCAAGACCGACAATAACGGCAATATCCGCGCCGACATATGGGTTGGCAACACGGCGGCTAAGCAGATGGCAAAGCCTGGCACAGCCGCAAACCAAACCCTGCGCAGCGGCCTTGGCATCAAACAACGCGCAATAGGGAGATAGCTATGGCTGGAATATGGCCCACAACATTGCCGCAAGCCCCTGAGCTGTCAAGCTTTACGGACAAAGCGCCAAACAACTTGATTCGGTCAGACATGGATACGGGCGATGCCAAGGTACGCAGACGCGGACAGTCCAAGGCTTGGGTGGCCTCGGCAACGTACTACCTGACCAATACTCAGCTTGCCACGCTGTACACTTTTACCTCTGAAACCATTGCAGACGGTGCGCTGTGCTTTGACTGGCCTCACCCAACAAAGAGCCTGGTTCGCGCACGCCTGCGGGCTGGCAGTGATTCATTGTTTGACACGTCACAGGTTGCGCCTGACCGCACGAAAGTGACGCTCTCCATAGAATACTGGCCTGACGCGCCTACAACGTCTTAGGGGGCAAATATGGCGCTTTCCCCACGCATGGTGGCTGCCATGATGCAGCCTGAAACAGAAGACACGGACATTGCGCTGATCACGATCACACATGCTTCGTGGTCTGAAACGCTGCGTTTTAGCACCCACCAAACCACATGGCTCTACAACGATGAAACGAGCGGTGAACCTGTGTATGGCACTGTTAGCCGGGGAGAAACGTATCTGCACATTCCCCTGCAAGCCACGCTGCCCAATAGTTCGGATGAGGAAGCCCCAACGGGAAAGATCATCCTGTGTAACGTGCAACGGTTGGTTACGCCGTATCTGAAAATGACGTCCGGCACATACCCTCGCCTGACGCTGGAAATAGTCAACTCTGCCACGCCGGATACTGTGGAAAAATCGTATCCTGAGCTTGATTTGGGCGACACCAACTGGAACGAGCTGACTGTGGACGTGCAGCTAAAGAATAACATTGCCTCGCAAGAACCTTGTCCATGGTTGCGGTTCTCCCCGGCGTACTTCCCCAATCTGAACGCGAGGTAGGGCATGGAAACAAAGCAATATATCGGCATTCCTTTCCTTGACCACGGCGAAGATCGTAACGGTTGCGACTGCTACGGGCTTATACGCATGGTGTACCGTGAGCAATTAGGTATCGAGCTGCCATACATGGGCGACAAGTATTCTAATGCCTACGCACGCCATGAGATAAACAAGGCCGTGGCGCAAGCCGAGCGGGAATACTGGAACTACGATGTAACCAGTGAACTGTGGAAGCCATACGACATTATGGTGTTCAGCAGAGCTGGTGATGAAGCTCATGTTGGGCTGTACATCGAGCCAAGCTATATGCTGCATATTGTCGCCGGGGCGCAGACCACAAGAGCGCGTTATGACACAAACGAATGGAAACACAGGCTTGTGAGGGTGGCCCGCCATGTTGATGCAAGCTGACCTGACAAAAACCATGCTCATGGCCCGGCGCTGGGACATGGCGCGGCCCACGTTCCTGCCCGTAGTGGACGGCACGAACCTTGGCAGCATTGTTGCCGATGCCATCCAGGGTATGTGTAAGGACGGCTCGTACACGCCAGAGCAAGCCCTGCGCCTGATGAAGTATGCCCGCTGCCGCGTGGACGGCGTGGAGATCAAGCGCAGCCTGTGGGCGCAGACTATCCCCGCATCTGGCGCACAGATTGAAGTGATGCAAGGCGTTATGGGCGGCGGTGGCGGTGGTGGGGGGGGTAAAAGCCCGGTTGCTACAGTGTTGAGTTTGGTTGTTGTGGCTGCTGCCGTCGCAGTCCCCTGGCTTGCCCCTGCCTCTTGGGGACTGGCATCTGGTGCTTTGTTCGCGGGCGGGTCACTAACAGCCCTGGGTGGCGTTGTATCTGGCGCTATCATGCTTGGCGGCATGTACGCCATTGGACAGTTGTTCCCATCTGCAACCCCATCCATCAGTGGGTCTTCCATAGACGGCGGCGCAAGCACAACATCACCAACATACTCCATCACTGGCGCACGCAACAGCGCCAACGTGATGGGCTATGTGCCGCTGATCTGCGGCAAACACCGCCACACCCCGCCACTGGCTGCCAAAAACTATACCTCGTGGGAGGGTGACGAGCAAACGTTCTACATGTGCGTGTGCTGGGGCCATCCTGACGTCACCGTGTCTGATTTCCGGCTCGATGAAACGCCGCTGTCCAACTATACTGACTTTGAGCACCTATTCCATCAGTCCACCACAGGCAACGACCTTAAATACTTCGGCAAAGACCGCAATGAAAAGAGCGTTGGCACAGTGCTCAAGGCGTCGTCTGGCTGGGTTACGCGCACCGTTGGCGAGGCCGAGGACATTTCTATTGATATCGCGTTCCTTGGCGGTCTGTGCGAGATAAGCCAAACAAACGGGTCGCCGGGCAACCGCACTGTCGCATTTCAGGCGCAATACCGCGTTAAAGATTCCGGTAGTGATTGGACAGGATTTGGCGGCTCTACGTTTGGCATTGCCGCTGCAAGCGGACTGACCGTCGCTGGTATCCGTGAGAGTGACGGGGTTTCAAAAGAGGATATTCTAAAGGTTTATGCTAACCAGAACGGGACAATAAGCGCTGGCGCAAATATCGGCGGCTATGCACAGCTATACCCCTACAAAAGCGGGTATGTCTCCGGGTGCAATGTGTCCGTATCATGGACGCGCACAGACACGCCGGTTTGGGTTCCAGATTTTAACCTGGACGGCGGCGGCAGCTATCAGTACAGCCCGTATGGTACTTATACAGCGACCATCTCTGTCACGTCGGGAACATATGATGACCGTGGGTATATCAGCGCCACCCGCGCAAAAACCACCCGCTGCGTGCCTACATGGAAAATAGAAGGGCTGACCAAGGCCATCTACGAAATGCGCATAAAGCGGCTGACGGCAGACACCGACAGCCAGTTTATACGCGATGAAGCCACATGGAGCGTGACGCGGGCAATCCTGAATCAGCCAGTTTTCAACACGCCTGTGCCGATCTGTGTTTCTGAGCTTCGTATCAAGGCTAGTGAACAAATATCCAGCTATGTTGACGATTTTAACGCCCTGTGCCAGTCGAACATCCCAGATTGGAACGGGTCTGCGTGGGTGACAAAGCCCACCAGCAACCCGGCGTCAATCATGCGCTACCTGCTCACCACGCGGAACGGGCTGGTGAACCCCTACACTGAGGCCAAGCTGGATAACGCAACGTTGGTTGAGCTTTGGGAGTGGTGCAACAAGCGTGGATATGAGTTCAACTTCATTTGCGATTCAGAAGAAACTCTGTGGGCGCGTCTGGTGCAGGTGCTGGCTCCCGGCCTCGCAGCCCCAACAACTGACGTGGATTGCCTGTGGGGCGCGGTAATCGACAGGCCCGACAAGGAGGTTGTGCAGCTTTTCACCCCGCGCAATAGCTGGGGAATGAACGTGCAACGCACTTTCAGCGACTTGCCGCACGCGCTGCGGGTCACGTTCAAAAACGAAGACAACGACTATGCAGACGATGAACAGTTTATTTATGCCCCTGGTTACAGCAAAGACGGCAGCAACGGAACGGAAAAGGCGTGGAACATCGTTGAGTGGTCGTACCCAGGTATCACCAAGTGGCCCAAGCTGTGGGCCATGGGGCAGGTGCACCTTGCCCGCATGCTACATAGGCCGCTGACCGTCACGCTGAACACAGATTTTGAGTGGATGGTGGCAAGCCGTGGCAAGCTGGTTGGCGTGGCGCATGACGTGCTGATGAACACTTTTGGCACGGCCCGCATTAACTACCTTGTCTATGATGTTGATGGTGTAACCGTCTATGCTGGCAAAGCAGAAGATATCCCTCTGGATGAAGAAGGCAACGCACTTGTTCCGATCGGCGTGCAGCTTGACGACACAATTATATTCAGTGAGCCGTCACCAGCGCGTTACGGCATCGCTGTGCGCTACAATAACGGGTCTGTAAACACCTATGAACTCATACCAAATTACGGAGATGAAGAACACTCGACTCTCTTGTTCAAATATGCTATAACAGCAGCACAAGTGCCACCGTTCAGAGCATTGTGTTCCGTGTCACTTTTTGGCTCAGAGTATGAAGAATACTTGCTGTCAAAAGTTGACAATGGCGACAACAACAGTGCGCAATTGACGCTTGTTCCGTATGCTGCTGATGAAATAGACAAGGCTGCAACTGGCGAGGCTACGCCATACGACCCGGCTGTGGTGCTGGATGTGGTGAAAAGCAAGCGGCTGCCAACGCCAACAATCGTTGATGTGCGCAGTGATGAAACCGTGCTGATCTCTGCCTCGTCCGGTGGCACAACCCCGCGCATCGCGGCATGGTGGTCGTTTGGCACATCAACTGGTGACACGTCAACGCTGACAATGCAGATCAGCGCAACGGACGTGGAAACTAACGCTGCGGTGTTTGGCAGCGCATCTGTGGTCGAGGACTACGTGGCCTGCGCCGGGGTGACTGAGGGTAGGTTGTACAATGTGCGTGTGCGTGCTGTGGACGGCAGCACCGGGAAAACATCGGCATGGTCAACGCCGATACGCCACGTTTGCATTGGGCGCACCACGCTGCCGCCTGCGCCGTCCAGTGTGTATCTCGACGGTACAGTGCTCAAAATATCTCAGACTGACAGGCCGCTCGACCTCGTTGGTCATGTGGTCAAGATGGTGTTTGACGTCACCGACCCCATAGAGCGGGCAATTACTCTGCCGTCTGCCGGAATTTATACCACCACCGGACAGTTTGATCTTGCTCCGTGGTCAGGGCATGCGCGGCGCGTGTGGGTGCAGTCTATCGACGAGCTGGGGAATTTGTCAGAGGCCGTGAGCGTGGCTCTTAACCTGGGGGACGTTGAAACAGACAACGTGCTGTTTACGATCTCTGAGGCTAGCAAAGGCTGGACTGGAACGGTTATCAACGGCTCAGTTGATGGCGCAACGCTAAAGGCAAACGAAACTGCATACCTCTGGCCTCAGGATGATAACGCGCCATTGTGGCCTCAGGATGATAGTTTCCCGCTCTGGCCTTCCGGCGGCGGTCTACAGATGCAGTATGTGTGGAGCATCAATATCCCTGCCGCATACGCAGGCGCACGCATACTGATTAATCCAATTTCAACGGCTGGAAAGCTGGCTAAAGTCGAGTTTCGAGTTTACACGCAACCACGTTTGTGGCCTCAGGACGACAACGCATTTTTGTGGCCGCAGAACGATAGCGACTACCTTTGGCCCCAGCCAATGCGGTCAGAGTGGAAGGCATTTCCAGACGCATACATCACTACCGGGGCTGAAACTCTGGCATTCCGCGTTACCTACGCCGCTGGCACCGCTGCCATATTGACGGACATTGAAACCATAATTGATGTGCCGGACAAAGAACATGTTTTGGATGATCTTGAAATCGCAGCAGACGGCACAACGCACATACCTGTGCCTGCTGACACATTCAGGGCTGTCACAAACGTGGTAGCTACACTGCAATACAGGTCTGGTGACACGGCGGTCATGACGGCGAAAGTGCCGGGCAGTGAAATAATCGGAAGCAACGGATATTTGACAAACGGGCCTCTGATTCTGGCCCTTAATAGCAGCAGAACTGGCGTGTCGGCTGTGGCTGACGTGCGGATACGGGGGTACTAGATATGGGCGAACTTGCAGCAAGAACAATTTTTTCAAACGAAACAGGGCCGCTTGCCGGAACCGGGCTTGATACGCTTGCCAAGAACCAAACCGCAATCCTTGAGCTGGAAGGCGCACAAGCCCCGCAATCAAAAACGATTGCCAGTGGCAGCATATCCCCAACGGCGGCATATGTCATTGTTGATACAGAGGGCAGCGCTGCGGCTGACGATCTCGATGTTATCAGCCCGGTGCTGAGTGCGTCCGAAAACCTGCATGACGGAATGGTCGTGTATCTCAAGTCCGCCGACAGTGGACGCGTGGTCACGGTCAAAAACAGCGGCAGCGCCAACGGCATCAACACATACGATGGCAACGACTATGTGCTGTCCACCACGCATTGGCTCAAGCTGCAACTGCGTGCGGATGGCAGGTGGTACGAAATCGAGGGGCGGGCAATGGAAACGGCGTTGGCTGCGGCGACTGCTGCGGCTGCGGCTTCCACGGCTGCCGATCATGCGCAGACCAAAAGCGGCACTAGCTCCACGGCATCCGGCACTGCTGACAAGGTCGTGACGTGCAGCGGTTTTGAGCTGTCCGATCAAGCCAGAGTGTTTATCACCTTCGACAATCCCAACACCGTAGCCGATGCCATTACCCTCAATGTTAACGGGACGGGCGCAAAAGCGATCTACAACCAGACTGGCATTATCTCTACCAGCAACACTGCCCTGTTTGCTGCCAATCAGCCTATTGAGTTCAGGTATGACGGCACTGGCTGGGTGTACGAAAGCATCGCTAACGTCGTAACCCCCCTGCTGTCAGGAAAGGCAGACATCGATCTGGGCAACGTAACGGGAAACGCGATAAAATTTTATTTGCACGTATGCGACGAGAAGGCTGGGGGATCGGTCGGGGGTTCTACTTCTGCAAATTCGTGGCACACCCGTGATTTAAACACAATAAAAACCAATCTCATTGGGGCCACGCTGGCATCAAACAGAATAACCCTACCAGCTGGTGACTACTGGTTTAGGGGGTATGCGCCAGGTTACGCCACGGGCAGCACGGCATTAGCTGTACATAGTACCTCTCCCAGTGCAGCCGATCTTTTAGTGGGCGAGTCGGCAAACGTGGGCGCAGGGACGCAAAGTTCTGCGCGTGTCGAGGGGAAAATTACGCTTATTCAAACAACCACTCTGGAACTTAGGATGTGGGTAGCTAATGCGCAGACCCTTGGGCTGGGCATCGGAACGGTTGCCGGGGCTGGTGTAGTCGCAAAATATGCTGAGGTGTATATATGGAAACTGTAATTGATATCAGACTTGCCCTTGAACAGCTTGGCACTGGTTGGCAGTTCGGCGGCTCGGTAACTGACGGCACGCAAGAATCATGGGACGCCGTGGCGTGGGATGACGTGCGCGACAAGCCTACATGGGCCGATCTGTGTACCGCGCATGAGGGAATTGTGTTGCAGAATGCGCTTACGGCGATTGAGGCTAAATACGCGCCCAAGATTGCGGCACTGCGCGAGGGTATAATGTCCGCATATCTTACGGATGGTGCAATCATGGACGAAAACGTTTCTGGATTGCGCACTGAATGGGCATCGGTGATTGCCCAGCGAAATGCTGAAATGGAAGCACTGTTGATATAATCAGGAGGACATATGGCAGACAACGGAAGATGCCCAGCCTGTGGGTCAAGCAATATTGCGCGCTACAAAGTTTACGCATGGAAATGCAACGCATGCGGGGCCATATTTTTCACCCCGCTTGCTGCGAAAGCCGCAACAGAAGAAACAACCTGGGATACAGAGGCGGTGCAGGAGGAATAGCCCAGAACCGGGCGAGGTGGGGTGTTGAGGCGTGTGCTAAGGCGTGTGCCAAACAACGTGTAAATTCGTTGGCACATGGGAGATATGCAGCATGTGGAACGTGGTTTTAAGCCAATGTGCGCTAAGGGTTCCGGCCTCTCAAGCCGCTAAGACGGGTTCAAATCCCGTTGGTGACGCCATGTTTCCGAGTGAGGCAATTTGACCGTGTGCTAAATTATGTGCCAATTGCCGATTTATCGGGCGCGAAGGGTGTGATCTTCGCGCCCTTTCTTTTTGCAAAAACTTGTTGGATTTTTTCTGGTTGCACACCAAGGCTCTTGATATACCTCGCCGTTGTGTTCGGGTTTTTGTGCCGGAGCATGGTCTGCACCTCTGGCAGACTCATTTCTCCGCTGTATGACATAATGGTTGCAGCAAGGTGCCGGATGGCGTGTAGTCCGAATGGCTTGACGCCTGCCTCTTTGCAGAGGTTTGGCATCATGTGCTGGCGGGCTGTGTACTCAAGGCCAGTGCGTTGACTGGTGAACACCGTGCCGCCCCGGGTGGTCAACCTCATGCTTGCCAACGCCTCCTTTAGTTCGTTGGTCATGGGCAACCATGCGTATTCTATGCCCCCATGCGCGGTCTTTCGCGTGCCGATGCGTACTTGCTGGCGGTGAAAGTCCACATCCTCCCACCTGAGCCGAAACGCCTCAGCCTTTCTTGCACCTGTGTGTAGCAGGAACAGTAGAAAAACTTTGTCGATGGTATTTGCCACGTCATATACCCGCCAAAAGTCGGATTCAGGCGGTACATAGCGTGGGCTCTGGTCGGCAGGGAATTTTTCTACGGTAGCAAATGGATTGAGCTGTGGAAGTTCGTAATACTTTCGACCCCACTCCCAGGCTGCGGCAAGGTTTTTGCGATCTTTATTCGCCGCGTTTCCTGATGTGTGCAGTGCCACCTTGCGAAGCACAGCTAGAGCATCTTTCGGGGTAACTGTGTCTACGGGATGATCTGGATTGAGCACTTTGAACAGATGCTTGAAGGCTAGTTTCTTTTCAACGATGGTTTTTTCTGACATCCTTTCGGATGCCATTTCCATATAGGCCGTGCAAAACTCAAGCAAGCAGGCCGTAAGGGTCTCGTTCTCGGCTTGTTTCCAGCTGTCGATGGTTTGCCCGGCCTCCCACATTTTTGCTTGTTGTTTGGTGTCGCAGGTCTTGGTTTTCACCTGCCCATGTATCATCCGTTTTGCCCGCCATTTCCCGTTGGGCATCAAATAAGGCACTGATATTACCCTCCTTTATTGCCTCTATGTGGTTTTCAGAGAACCTGACGGTACAGCCATGAGCAGGCTGGAACCCCTTTAGCGCGTCTTTGTGTCGATACACCCAAGACGGCGAAACACCAAGCAGAGCGGCAACCTCACTCGCGGTCAGCATGGACAGCCCCGTATGCTGCGGTCAATGTTATGAGCAACTCGTCTAAGGCACATTCATTTTGATAAAAACTCCATAGGGTTTCATGCGAGTAAAGTTGTTCTACCTCAAACAACCACTCCCACGCCTCGACCTTTTCGCGCAGGGCGGAGTTTTCTTCCTCAGCCTTTCGCATGGCTTCAAGACGCGCGCAAACATCACGATGGAACCAATTCTTTTCCTCAATGCCCATTTCGCGCATGAGCATGTAAATAGTCCAGCAATCGTCGCACGGTTCGGCCTTTGTCTTGACGGAATCCATGTCGCGCAGCATAGCTAAATGATCTTCCCGCAGCCTCCTGACCTCGGCGACCAGCGCGGGGACTGCGTTGCAAGCGGCGGCAGCGAATTTTGCACTGTCGTCTGCATCGTCATGGGCTGAATAATCGCCAGCACCCGCAGCGCAAGCCAACTCCTCCAGCCGCGCCAGTTCAGTTTCTTCAATATTGCTCATGCCGCCTCCCTCATCTGCCGTGGTTCTGCCGTATCCCAATCGTAGCGGTGTAGGGCCATGTAGATAGCGGTACCGCCCTCGTCACAGCCGGGGTGACGCGCCAGCAACATGCGGGCCAAGGTTTCGGCGGTGGTGTCTAGGTAGCCCCATTCGCGGGACTTGCCGTAGATTGGGCATGTGGCCTGCGCATCGTAGGACAGGATAAGGCCGACGAAGAATATTTCGGCCCAGCGCCGGAACTCGTCTTCTTTGCTCATGCCCCTTACTTCATCGATGTATGGAGCCAGCCGTGAAAATGCGCTTTCAAGATCGCGCCGCGCTCCGCTGACCATCTTTTTCTGGTTAACTATATCAAGGCACTGGATAGCCCACTTGCTGATCTTGGCTATCTGGTCGGTTGCTTTCTTGTCCGTCATATATAACAGCAAAGGGGCAATGGATGCTTCAATGATGACCAAGGCGAGTTTTGCCTTCATCTGCTGGGCGCTTGGAATAGGTATAGGCATATCGTCTCACTTTTTCGTTTTTATGATCGTAAACGGGCTTTGGGCCGCAGGGTGCGCCGTTAGCCGATGGGTGGCGCAATGGGGCCAGCCCATTCTCCAACTGTTAGGCAAGTAACAAAAAAGTCGTTTGAATCTATGTATCCAAGATTGCCATTGCGTGAATAAACCTCACGTATGCGCCCAATTTTTTTACCAACAGGTCGCCACCAATATTTACCTGCCACCTTCGGCGGCTCCGTTGTCCACGGCAGAGAGCGGGGAAGGGCGTTCCAGGCGGCGATGGCGGCTTCTATTGGATCATCATCACTAAAGCACGGACCGCCAACACTACAACGTTGGCACTTCATACAATAAACGCCGTTGTCCCAATCTATTTCTATAATATCGCTGCCACATGCAGGGCAGGGCAAGATTACTTCTGGCATGGCTGGTGCTCCTTATTTTTCAAAGCCGTTTAGGTAGGCTTGCCAGTATGTTTCGGCTGTTTCACCTGCTGGATTCTTACAGCCTTCGATACGCTTCTTTTTCCACCAACGCTTGACGGCATGTTCAAATGCCTTCCACTGTCCGGGCCACTTTTGCATTGAGATTGCCCGCTGCATAACGGCCCCAGGTGTTTTGCCAAAACTGTACGGGCAGCATATGCAGCCCACGCGGTGAAAGCCTTCATCGTACAGTGATGGATATGGCAGGCCATATGCCTCGATAAATTCCCATACTGCCCATTCAGGCCACTGAAATATTGGGTGATAGTGGATGTGAACCTTGCGGCCCTTCTGCTCTTTTCCGCGCCCTTTGCGAATAACGCGCACATTGATGCGGCCACGTTCTGCACGCCCAGCACTTTCCTCTGCCCTGATGCCAAACAATCGGCTTTCAAGCGGAACATGCCAGCTTGGTTTCTCCTTGATATGGTCGCAGCACCAACGCTGCATGCGCAGGGGGGGGTTTTTTTCGCAACACAAGCGAAAAAAACTCTTTGCTGGTCTCATCCATTGCACTTGCGGATAGTGTGCCCGTATGAACTTCACAACTTCTGGCGGGTCGATGGTGGTATACGTGTAAAACGCCTGATGCCTCACACCCGCCAGCCTGCACAGTTGCAGTGTAGTAATGCTGTCCTTGCCGCCACTGAACCCCACGAAATATCCTTCTGGCGGTTCATTCTGGCGCAGGAAATCTATGCTCTCGCGGATGTAGTCGCCCAGGTCATAACCGGGCAACGAGGCTTGACGGATGGCAGACATCGTTATCCCTCCCCCGCAGCCACGGCCCGGCTACACATAAATACCGCCAAAGTTTTTTGCGAAATGCACACGCAGGCCAGCAATCGTGAGGCAGTAGCTGTAGAACTCTTTCCTCCACATAAAAAATCGTGGAGCGAGAGCCACTGTGATTTTTGCTGAATAACCGTTGCCGTCACCAACAGTACCCACGCACCACATCATGCGAAACAAGCGCAGAACTTTGTTGTCACTGTCCCATCGGAACACTGTTTTAAATTTCATCCCTTCACCTCGCTATCAGCCACGGCCCGGCGGGCGGCTTCTTTCCATTCATAGGCGTTGGTGTGCCTGCAATGCTGCATTAGGCAATGTGATATGCTGCAATTTGCGTCATCAGTGCATTTGTCACTACAATGAACAGCGCACCGCTCAGCCAGCCAATCCACCATTTTGGTCAGCCGCGCATTATCCTGAGAAACCTCGTGCATGTTGAAGCGTAACTGGATGCGTTCCCGCACTGCTCCGTCTGTCAGTTCCTCGGAAAGCAGCTCGTTCACGCGCTGTTGCAGCCGCACGTTCTCGGCCTCTGCCTTCTCGGCGCGGGCCTCAAGTATGCTGATGTTTTCCAGCATAGAATTCCTTCCATTTTTGTAGCGCAATGGAACAATTGGATTGTTTAATAGCTTTTCAGTGGGCCAAACGACACACAATGGCTTATTAGGATAACGGCAAGGATAGGCTTCATATTCCACAAGGCCATATATTGCGAAATGATGTATGAGCCCATTCAGTAGCATGCCACTTCTTGAGCCTATCTCAATCTTCTGTATCTCACTGAGCAGGCAAGCATCTATACCATCAAATTCACAATCACAGCATGCATACATTTCAGGGGTGTCGCTCATTTGCTGGCCTCCTCGATGATCGCCATGCTGATTGATTCATGCCCGTTGCGGAACATTATTGCTTCCATCTGCTCACTTGTCAGAGAGATACGCACGGTGCGGAATGATGGCGAATCGTTGCAATATACCATTGGCGAGTCGTCACGAATAATGACGGTCAGCGTGTCTGGAGGAAGCTTTTTCATTTGCAGATCACTCATAAAATCTCCCCGCGTTTTCGGTATGCGCGGCCCACCGTGTGAGGTCATGGCTGAGAAAAATGTACCCGTGCCACATGCAACGACGACACGGGATTGGGGGACGCCGTTCTACCGATGCCCCGGATATTTGTTGATGGATGTTCCTTCAACCTTTAACCGGGTCGCCACGGCGTGCAGCGCGAGAATAAGAAAGCCGCCTCAGTGGGCGGCGCGTTTCGCTATCGTGATTGAAAATGGCAGGATGCATAGTGAGTAAAAAGTCAGCCTTTCCCCACGTTCTTTGCCGCAGAAAAACCGCCGATACTGTCCATCCAGAGTTATGCAGCCTAGCGGGCGATTCCAACAGAACATGAAGGCAACGCCAACGCCGCGCACCTTAAACATCCAGCGCACATATTGCTCTGCGCGGTTAATCGTCAGCATTGTCGGCGGTGTCGTCGGGAAGGGGGCGGATTTCATGTCGCTCAACGCAGTCGGAATCAGCATTCCCCAAAATCAGCACTACGACAGGTTGCGAAACGATGTCCCCAGCATCGTCTATAAAAATAGCTTTACGCCATTCACTTCCCCACAGTACCTCCACCTTCTGCCCCCACTCGTATTCCTGCGGCGGCTTGGGCGGCTCGTAGGGCTGCGACGTGCCGAGGAGGTGCGCGGTTTCCGGGGTGTAGGGGATGCAAAAACGCCATGCTATTGCTCCACACACATGCATATCTGCGGACTCGTGGCTGTAATGGTGTAATCGCCATTCTTCTGTGTGGTGCATGCGCACCAGAACAAGCTGATCCGGCTCAAACTTGTGGGCAGTCATTTCCGTACTCCATACCATTCATGGCTAAAATTTGCGGCATTATCGCCGTTTATGCACAATTCTGGTCACTCCACAATTTCAGGCGACACCATCCAGATGCCGCCTGTCGTATGGGGTGAATGTGGGGGAGGGTGTTAAGCTGCCATTTGCGCATGAACTTGCCTGTGGTGAAGTGGACAGAGCCAAATTACCTCAAGCGGTTTGGAGTAATCAGGGTGGTGCGCATGAACAAAAGAAGCCCCGCAAATTTCGCAGGGCTTTTTATGTAGCGTTCCATTTCTTAGCGCATTGCGCACCGCTCTGTGGCCTTTACCCACTCTGGATGCCTTGTGCGTTGCCTTCGCAAGTCTTCATTGGTCATTCTGCTGCCACGATTTCTGTCGTATTCGCGGTAATAATCAACTTTTGCGCAACGGTTTACTCTAGTATCTGTCCTTGTGCATTCTTTGCACTTGCCAAGGTATCCATCCCCCATTTGGGGATGTTTATAAAATTCTGTGATGGGTTTTTCTTGGCCACATTTGAAGCATGTTTTTACGGGAGGTGTCATGCTGCCCTCCTAATTAAAAGGCACGTCTTCCATGTTGGAGGCTTCTGAAGGAAAGCGAGGGCCTAAGTCGTCTTGAGCCTGTGGCGGCTGCTGCCTCTGGGCATTGCCCCTTGCCGCTGGCTGCTGCCGTGGTGCGCCCTGCGGCTGGTCTGCGCCGCCCTGTCCATCACCCTTGCGGTCAAGGAACTGCACGCGCTGGGCTTTGATCTCTGTCACATAGCGGTCTTGGCCTTGTTGGTCTTGGTATTTGCGAGTTGCGAGGCTCCCTTCGACATACACAAGGCTGCCTTTTTTGAGGAAGTTTGCGCAGTTTTCAGCCTGACGCTGGAAGCATGATATTTTATGCCACTCAACACGATCAACTTTGTTGCCATCCTGCCCGGTGTAACTTTCGTCTGTAGCGACAGAAAAGCTGCACACTGGCGAACCTGACTGCGTGTAACGAAGCTCTGGGTCTTTACCGAGCCTGCCTATTATCTGCACTTTATTGAGCATTTGCGCTCCTTACGCTATTTACAAGTTCAATGGCTTTTGCGTGCGCCAGTTTGCAACGTTCCTGTAACGCGCCGATGATTCCGGCATTCGGTTCAACGCGCTTGATCATAAGTTGGTATTGCGCAGGGCAGCGGGGGTCGTAGCTGATGAAGTCAATCCACTTTAGCCCGAATATCCATAGGTAGCCTTGCACCTGGTATTCATATTCTGCGCAGTGTTCATCGAAGTGGAAAAGATGCTTCTGTGAGCTGCGCGGGCATTTAATTTCAATTCCGCCATCTGGCCCAACAAGGCCGTCCATAGTGCCCCCAACATAGGGCAATTCTTTACTCACTCCAAAGCCGGACTCGCGGACGTCTGCAAGTGTTAGCCCAGCGTAGACAAACCGTGCGTTGTCTTCCTGCTCTTTTCCCCACTCAAGCGATTCTGCGGTTATTTCATCGTCACGGTCTGCATCGAGCAGATCAAGTGCAAGCTGCTCAATGTGTCGCATGGCAGTTTTTCCAAACGCTTCTTTTCCTTTACCGTGCGTCATCAAGTCGGGGAACGTGGACGCTGTGATGAATCCACGCCTAGGCACTTTGCGCCTCTTCTATGAGCATTTTTGCCATGTCCGGCGCAACGCTGAAATATTTGCGTATGCCGTCAATGGTGTTTGTACCTTCGCGGATTGCCTTGACAGCCCCGGCCCACTTGGGGTGTTCCGGCGTAAGTTCAGGCAGTGTTACTTGCGGGATTTCGGGTCGAATGCGCAGGCAGTCCACCTCTTCGCCCTTGAGCTTTGTTTTGGTGACATACACGCGGATGTGCTTTCCAACCCACTGCTCAATGTATGGCGTGGCGTACAGCTTTGTGATTGTTTTGCAGTTAGTGCGATTTATGACCATAGGCTTCTCACGCTCCGCGAAGTGCGCGACGGTGCATTCCTCTCCCTTACCTCCGCCCATCTGCACAAATTCGCGCACCACGTTTTTGATGGTGAGAATTTTTTCTTCACCGGGCTGGAAAGCGTATGCGCCGAGATAGTCAGGATTGCAGTACGTTTTCCAGTGCGTAAGCTTGTCCATTGCCTACTCCTTTTGGTTATATTCAGCACACCCCGGCCCCGCCGTTGGGCAGTCTGCGACATGGCGGCACATAACTACCTCCTCGGCGCTTGCTGTGCACCACTCCTGCGCTGATTGTTGTCCATACGGCATACCCAGCACAGTGACCGGCCCGGCTCGGCAGGCTCATTGCGGCACCGCTGGCATATGCCGCGCTCCTTGCACCATGCCTGTGTATCGGCGTAGTAGACCAGCATGTACCTGCGCTGTTTGTCGCGGCGCTGGTACACTGCGGCGTCAACATGGGCGCAGGCGGCGCGTATGTCCGTGCGGGTTACGCTGGTCATGCCTTGCCCTCGGCCTTGCTGATGGCGGATTTCACTTCTTCAATTACATGAAAATTGTCTGGAAAGTCATAATAACCAAACAATATTTCCAATGGATTGAGTGCGCTTATTAGAGCTGTTTTCATTTCACGAACAAGAATTGTTAGATCGCAATTTTTTGATTGTAGCTCTTCTATTTTGTCTATATCAGCCATCACGCCCCCCTTGCCTTCTGGAACGCCTGCGCAACCTCGTCCATTGTCATCGGTGTTTTATGCGACATAAATACCACTACCCCTTGCCGCGTTAAAAGCCTGAACAACTTCTTCCATCGTCATGCACCATGCAATCACTGCGGGCCTGCCCATGAACTTGAACACGCACTTGATGGGCCGCAAACGGCGCTTGGTAGTGTTGAATCGCATTGTTGCCATCACCGCACCTCGTATTCTGTGCAGACCTTGTGCACGGTTACAGCGATTGCCGTCTGGCCCTCAAGGGAATCTACCTCTGCCTTGTGTATGGCCCGCTGAGCTGTTGCCATGCTCACCCAATCGCCGTTGGTGAACAGCACATAGTCGCCGGGAGTAAGCTGCTCCATGTTTATTTCGCACCGCTCAACGTGCTGGCGGATGCGCTCGCCGTATTCCTTGGAGGCCTCAAGCTGTGCGCGGAGCTCGGCGTTCTCGTCACGCAGCCGGGACAGATCGTTGAAGTCGCATGATTCGGACGTAAACGGGATAACCTTTGCTGCCTGTTCGGTTGTAAGACTCATGGCGTACCCCCATGTTGTTGTGCGGCTATTTGCGCGTTCTGATGCCTGACGCGATTTCAAGGAGCAAAGTTTTGATCTCGTTCTTGCCCCAAGAATTTTTCGTTTCCAAAATCTCGTAAAAGAGCTTGAGTTGTTCCTGTGTCATATGTCCCCCATGTTGTTGTTTGGGCCTTGTGGATGCCGTGGGCAACGGGTCGCGTCCGACAAGGCTGGTGTCATAAGCACCGCGCACACGCTAGCAAGTGCGCTGCATTCACCTTTGCCCCCGGCCCACAATTCCCAACGAAAAAGCCGGGAGCACAACGCCCCCGGCCCATATCTTCTACTTCGCAAAAAACTGCGCAAAATCACTTCCGCCGAATTGTCCCTTGGTCAGTTCGCATATTTCGCGGATGCTGTACTGTTCCTTCACGGCAGTGAGGCGTTCAACAAATCCGCGCGTGCCTGCGGAACATGCCCCGGTAATAACGCGGTAGGCTTCAATCGCTTTTTCAAAAGGCAACACGCTGTCCATGGTGAGGTCTGCGTATTGGCTCTTGTCGCGGCTGCCTATTTTGTATACCAGATCAGCCCTGGCAGCTTCCAGTGTGACGCCATGCGCCCACTTCCCCTTGCTGTCTGTGACGAGATATTCAACGCTCTCCTTGCCAATTTGGCGCGTTCGGTAGACGTTGCCTTTGTGCGAAACAACTTCGGAAAAAATGCCGTCAGCACTTACGTATTTACCACCCTGCCACGAAAGGATAAAATCTTCTGGAAATGATTTTGATCTGATTTTTTCTGCATCACTGTCACTGATCTGCGTGCCGCTGAGGTAGAGGGAGCCGCCCACTACCAGGTTGTCAGGCAGCGTACTGATCTGCGTGCCGCTGAGGTCGAGGGAGCAGCCCACTACCAGGTTGTCAGGCAGCGTACTGATCTGCGTGCCCCTGAGGTCGAGGTAGCCGCCCACTACCAGGTTGTCAGGCAGCGTACTGATCTGCGTGCCCATGAGGTCGAGGGAGCCGCCCACTACCAGGTTGTCAGGCAGCGTACTGATCTGCGTGCCCCTGAGGTCGAGGTAGCCGCCCACTACCAGGTTGTCAGGCAGCGTACTGATCTGCGTGCCCCTGAGG